AGGCACGCAATCACTGTGAATAGGTCAGCCATTGCGGACCTCCAGTAGCGCAGCCTCTACGGTTCCGTAGTGAGCACGGGCCGCCGAACGAACAAGCTGGCGCACCACGTGCACCTTGGTAGACCCGTCGTACTTTGCAATCGCTTCCAACAGACCATCAGTAACGAGGTCTACACCGATCATTCTGCGCTGATTGTTGCGCTCCTTGCTGTCCATCATGCGTCCTCCAGGGGAGGCGCATATACGGTGGTGCAGATAAGTGTTTGGCTGTTACGTTAAATTCGATTTCAGCCATCCACCAACCTGACGTACACCCCCTATATGCGCTTAGTACGCATCTTATCGACAGCCGAGGAAATTTGCTTGAGCCTTTCAGCGGTTTTTTGAGCAATTTTGCTTGTGCGCTTTTCCTCATCCTGAGCCACCAATAACCTACGCACTGCGCGCTCATAACTAAAGCCCACCTTGAACCTCCAGTCCCACTGCGGGCCCGGGTCAGCCGTAATCGTCCACTTGCCCCGAGGATCGGTGTCCTTGCGGCATAGCCACCATTCACCACGTTGGCGATCCAGTTTCTCAATTAAGCCCCGGTGTTTCATACCCGGACTCTACGCCCGTTTACCCCTTGAACCAACTGAGGATCTTTCCTACCCATCCCGGCGTAGCCCTGTTCAGGGCTGCTTGGCGCTTCTGACACGCTCCGCAGGGTTTTATCCCTACCGCCTTGGTGGCGCCGGCAACCACATCGCCCACACCTGGCGTCGGCTTAGCTCCGGGAATGATCAGGGTGTTTGACTCAACAGGCTTGCCGTCAACGATGTTCCAGTACTTCATATTACTTTCACCTTTGTAAAGTCCCAACCGGCACGCCTCATTAGATCGAATATCCCATCGCTACACGCGCATTCAACCTCGGCCGGATTGCACGCCGGCTCACATACCTCATACGGATAATTGCAACAGCCCTTCGGAAAATAGATATCACTGGTGCAAATGCCCGTCCGCACTGGGATGTAGTCGCCCAGCTGCATCCGGCACTTGTTTCCATCCCCCGTGTACAGGTCATTGCAATGCTTAAAGACCACCCACACGTGCCGCTGTTCGTATCTCCACACAAGTCCATCAGCTTCCGTGCCAAGTAGCGAACCTTGATTTAGCAAGATAGAAAAGTTGCCCAAAGAATCTTCGTAAACGTTTGCGATATCCGGACACGCTGCATCTGGGACGTCTTGTGGCGCAACACTCACCGCAAAGGTCGCCAAGATATCTAGGCAGAACATGGATGATCGGTGTGTCGGGTCATCAACACAACCAGCGCCGCACCAAATGCCGTTTCGCCCGATTGTCGCCGGTCCAGTGCATGGCGCGAACCACGCGATCCGTCCATACACGACGCCGTCGTGCGGATCATTCGTGGCGCTGAGTAGTTGGTAGTTCGTCTGACCTCCGCCGAGACATTCGCACGCGCAAGGCGTATCAATGACCGATGGATCACAGCACGGGTTTGCACCGGGACCACATTCGCCGCAAGCCTTCCCGAACACGCCGCGATTCTCGCGCAGCGAACTAAAGTTAATGGGCGATGGCGGTGCAGTATCCGGTGGCGGACAATTCACCCATCCAATGTTGCTACTAATAGTCTTCACGACCGGAATGCTGCCGTATGACAATGCTAGATTCCCGTGGCTTGCCACCAAATTCAGTTGGATGCACCCGTTCTCTGCGTATCCGGCTGGACAGTTGTATGGTGTTCCAAACCAATGGCTTGCCCACTGGAAAAGCGCCTGTGTGTTGTTCTTCAGGGGATTGACCGGAGTGCAAATCCATGTAGCGTCCATCCCACCGTCACTTGGAGAGGCAATGGCATACGGCGTGCAGTCCTCGTAAACAGTTCCTTCCCAGCCGGCACCACCTCGAGCACAGCCACCAAGAGCACCCATTGGTAGGGGTGGGTCATAGTTTGCGCACGGCACACCCGGACCTTCGTCGTACCGGCTGCACGAAGCCGGACGGCAGGTCATCTCAAGTTCAACAGCAAAGCCCAAGGGCCCCAGGCTGCCGCAGTCTGAGTTCACCGCGTCGCAGCTGCCCTCCTCACAGTTCGGATCAATGCAGCCACCGCAGCAGCATCGCTTCCGGCTCATTTGCCGCCCTGCCGACGGCAATACAGGTAGCCACCTACGGTTCCGATTAATGCCAGCATGATGCCGAACCACAAACTCCCAATTAGGCTTTCCGCCGAGCAAATGATGATCATTTTTTTGCTTTCTTCGCGTTGACTGGTCTGAACTTCCTGAACGTGTTTCCGACTGAGCATCCACCCGCAAACGTAACCACGAGTAGCGCAACCATCCAGATCGTGTATTGAGTTGTCGTAAGCATCAGCGGCCTCGTGGTATGTAGGTGTAGATAAGTGCTCCGATCACAGCGGCCACCACTGCGACCGACACATACTGGAGCGTTGAGTAGATCGCCGGCACATCGTCTGAAACATACGGGATGCTTTCGTTGATCTGCTGCATATGCACGGCAATTCGCGAGAGCTCCGTGTTGGCGTCTGCCAGGTGAACTTGCGCCGCAAGCACTGCGTCCCTAGTGCTACTTGCCGCCTGTGATATGGCCGCCGTCTGCGAAGCGCACCCGGTCAATAGGCAAGCGACGATGACGGCGAGGTAGATCAGACGAACTCCCTGCGCGGCGTGGCCGGCAAACAGGTCGGGAGCGTGGCAAGCAGCGCGGGCGCGATCGTCTCGCATCGCACGTTAGCGTGAATGCGTAGATCCTCCGGCGTGATTACGTTGCCGTCGATGTCGAGCACCGCACCGATGGTGCCGATCATGTCGATGTATCGCGGCTCCGGGATAAGCGCGAGCGCCGTATTCATCTGCGCCAGTGTGGTGGTGCGTAGGTAGTAGTTCGTCATGTGGTCTTCGCAATCATCTCAGCGTCGCTGAGTAGTTCGGAGTAGTACTTCACGCTCTTGATCGAATTGTTTAGATAGCCTTCCCACGTACCGGAGCCACTTACGCCGGTAGTCGAAGCGCTTCCGATTGTCATCCACGTGCCGAGCGTTGCGCCAATGTCACTGGTGGCGCTGACTACCGTGGCGTTACCGTTCAACGCGTACTTAATCACTGACGGATTAGCGCTCGACCAGGTGAAAGCGGCCTTATTAAGTCCGCTGGCGTTTCCGGAAGCCTTGGTGGCTACGCCGGTTCCTGCGCTGTTATAGATGCCGCTTGCTGCGCTGGCGTTTGCGTGCTTCAGGTGCATGTGTTTCGTAGCCGCCGTATCGATGGCAAGTACTGATCGATCACCGGCGCCGTATTCGCCGCGGTAGTACTCGACAACAATGGAACCAGGCTTGCTGTAAAGACCAGTCCACGCGGTGCTGCGAATCACGGCATCGTCGGCGAGGCGGGTCAGCGCGGCTGTCGTTGTATTGATGTACGAAGATGGACTAGTAGACTGTTCAAGTTGGAAACCCCACATCTCAAACTCGCCAGTGTGACTCCCGCTTGCGCTTTGAATTGCTGGACCACTATTAGTTACAGCGGTATACGAATAAGAATAACGAGTCCAAGTGGTAGTAATTGGGATATTTGGACTTAACCCTGCCGCTGAATCGCCAAAGCGAATATTTAAGTTATTCGTGTTAATGGTAGCGCGTATCCATGCACTCCATGTGTATGTGGCTCCCACGGTATTTGTGTAGCCCATTTGAGAATTGTTCGTATACAGACCATTTCCAACTGCACCAAAACTGATTTTGGCGGCGGTAGTGTCGTTTGCCGGACTTGTTATCCCTGTGGTGTACGACTTGGAATACAGGCCATACACCAACCAATTTGTATTGGCGTACGCTGAATGCTTTAAAAGATTGGTCGCAGCCGCCTCCCATAGCAGCCCCTTAGCCACGCCGCCCACGTAATCAAATCGCGCATCTCCAGCGGCAGCAACCGTTTTCACGTACCCACTGGCATCGATGTAGGTCGCGCGCGCCGTGGTGTCAGCGCGTGTGAACGTCACGGCAGTCGGCACAGTGCCAGCGGTAAAATCGATATTTAGCGTCGCCGTGTCGCCCAGCATCGCCTTGCGAAACATTGAGGTGTACATTTACGGAATGCTTTCTGCGGTTATGCGTGCGAAGATGGTCGCGATGTGTCGGTTCTCGCTGCCGGATGTCGGGTCTGCGTAAAGGACGATGGTGCCCCACGCGTTGGCGTCCACGGTCAGCGTCTGCGCCGCAGTCCAGGACACGGTTGCAGTGCCACCGCCAGCGCTGACAACTGAGCCAGTGCCTACGAGTTTGACCGTACCCACGGTGAGATAGCCCTTGGGTTCCAGTGCCGATGTTGTCCAGTGCAGGTTCGCGCCGTCATCGTGGACGTGCATCGAGATGGCAAAAACTTCACCCTTGCAGATGACTTGCGGCGGAATGGGAGTGACGAGCGTTAAGTTGGCCATTAGGTGCACCGGATAGGGTTTGGTCGATCAAAGAACGGGTACGCCTTGCCGTACAAGTCGTATACGACGTAGACCAGAACTACGGCCTCCAGGCCGCTGGTTTGCCAGGTGCTGCCTGCATAGTTGCTGCCAACAGGCCCGATGGTTGCCGGCGGACTGCTCAGGCTCATGCCGTCAACCTCGGTCGCGGTGTTGTATTCCTCGCGGATGTTGCGGCAGTTCGTGTAACTGAACCGCGAATCCGTGGCGCTTGGGGTGATGCCAGTGCCAAGCACGCCGGCGGGCGTCCACAGTTTAATCGTGTAGTTCCACCGATTTGATTCACCAACGATCAGTACCGCGGTGTTGACCTCACAGAGACCCTGCGTGACGATCTGACCCTTGATGACCTGCTGATTAGCCCAAGCCATCGCTTCGCCGTATCGGGCTGTAGCGTTCGCAGCCGCTTGCCAACCATTGCACACCACGGCATTTGCTTTGCCGTACATACCGCCGTGGAACAGTGGTTGCGAGTAGGACATTAGAAGAGCATCGGCGGGTACGCCTTGATCAGATCGGCTTCAATGGTCGCCGGCAGGAAGTCATCCATGAAATCTATGGTGAGTGGGTACGGCTGATACCACCCCACCTTCTCGCATTGATTGATCTGTAGGCCGGCAACAGTCACACCAGGCAAAAGGATCGGCTGACCGGTCGGATTTGGAACCGGCATTTGCTCCACGTGGTAATACGAGTCGAAGATCCAGGTGTGGACGATCCGCCATATCTCGCGATCGAGCGACGCTGAGAAGCCTTTGTAAAGCATGGTCCCGGGCGACGCATCCATAAAGGCGACGCTGTTACGCTTGTTGATAGCGTCATAGAACACTTGGAAATCCGGATCATCTGGCGTCGTAGTGTTGATCAGCGGGGTGCGGTCCCACTTGTATTCCAGCTGCCGGGTGATCTGCGGCAATTCCTTGGCGCGCGGCATACCGTTCAGATCGATTTTTGTTCCGCCAATATCAGCCGCTGGCGGCCACACAACAGTGCCATCTGTCGGAAGTGTCAAACTTGCTGTGCTTGTGGACCTTCGATACTCGGCGTATTGCCGACCACTAACCGCCATCGTCTGCTTTGCGCCATAGCCCTGCTTAGTGGGGTCTACCGGAAGCATGGTGGAATACACCGCGGTCACTCGCCAGGTGTAAGGCACAGATACTTCGGGCACTGCGTTCACCGAACGGCAGACCATCGATGCAATAAAGGTATTGATGGCCAACGGGGGCGCGGTGTGAATCGCCGCCGCCGGTCTGGTCTGCACCATTGGCATCCCGGTCTGCGTCAGCACCAACCCGTCGCCCGGGTATGCCTGGCCAACAGTGTCCGGCTCCCAGTACGCCAAGTAGACCGCCGTCAGCGTCGTTTCGTCGACGTTCTCGAAGTTCCACTGCCGGGAGTCTTTGATCTCGACCATTCCGTAGCCCATTACTGTGCCCCCGATTTCAGGCTGCCAGCGATCTGCCGCAGATACTCTTCCGAGCCGGCCATGCCGCGGCCGGGTGCTTGGTTCTGATAGGCGTAGTTCTGGGCGTTCCCAAGTTCGCCAAGTTGAGCGCCGTATGACATGTAACTATCCTTCGCGCCGGCAAAGTCTCCGGACAGAAACTGCTCTATTGCACCCAATCCACTGGCTGCAGCTTCGAGCAACATATTGGTCTGCGCGCCATAGTTTGCACTAGTTCGTGCGACCGCTCCCATACCTGCATTGATGCCGCCGGCGTTGCGCTCGATGCGGGCCGCCGCACCGGTGGCAATGTCGCCGGCAGCCTGGGAAGTCTGAATCGATCCAGGCGTGACCGCCGCGCCGATCTTGATATCTGCTTTCATCTTGTCAGCGTTCGCGAGGTTCTGCGCTCCCATCGCAGCGCCCGAATACTTCAGCGCCGCGCCGTTCAATTCCGCCATCCGGCGCTCGACGCCTTGGAACACTTGCGAGATCCCCTGGAACGCCATCTGCGTCATCTGTAGCGTGGCAGTGATCCCAGCAGCAGCCGCGCCACTTCGGGCCGTCTTATTCAGCTTGCCGAGTTCCGCGGTGGTCTTTGCGACGCCACGCGTGATACCACTTGTATCCATTTCCGCGTAGATCACTGATTTCATGCTCTTATCTGCCACGGTTTATGCCCTTCTTTCGCAACCAGGGAACCAATTCAGAAGGCCGCTTGTGAGTCAACGCGGACGCAATGATCGTCAGTAGGTATTCGCACCGTTCATCGGTGGTCAGTTCCTCCGCCAGTCCTGCGTCCATTTGCATCCTCATTTCGGGGCTTGCGTTTCGGTAGAGCCGCTTGGTAGCGGCGTTGTAAAACGGGGACGGTTAACCTCGTCGATCAGCGCGCTTGCGACCTCGTGATCGAGCGCGCCAACGTCCGCACCAGGCGCGAACAGCGGCGATCCATCGGGCAGCGTGAATAGCCGGGTCCACCAAAACTGCAGATCGCCGGCCAAGGAGATATCCGCTAGCGTCGCACGCCGGACCACCACCGGCCCGATGCCGACGATCTCCACCGTGCGCGGAGCCGATGAAATGACCTTTGACGGATCGAGGCTCACTGCTGCTCCCAGCTCAGTTCCCAGGTGCCGGCTCCGGTGCCGTCATCGCTGAACGATGCGGAAGTGATCTGAATATTCCACACTGCCGGAGTACCGGATACGTCCATAGTGTTCCAATACGCGCTGTTCCCCTGGTCGGTGTACTTGAGTGTCAGGACGGCGTTGACGCTGCTTGCCAACGAAGTCGGCATCAAGTGAGCCCGCAACAGGTCATCCGCAGTAGACGTTTGACGGAACAACGTCAGCGATCCGGAAATCCGGGTGCGTCCGGGCGCGTACTTCTTGCGCCAGTCACCGATCGCGGTCACTTCGAGCGAGTCCTTCTCGATGTTGAGCGTGAAGCTCTTGACTTGCATGGTGATCCCGGTGGATGCCGTGAAGCCCGAGAAGAGGATGACGCCGCCGTAGCCTGAGATAAGAGCCATTAGTATGCCTTTGCAAGAATTGTCATTACGAGTGATACGACGCGCTCGGCGTCACTTTGTCCGTCGTCTGGCGTTTCCGTCCGCGCCGAAGCGTTCACGGCCACTAGCACCAGCATGATGTCGTCTGCGGTATTGTCGATGTTCCCGGTAAACGTTGCTAGCAGATCGTCCACCACAGTCCACGCTTCGAGAGCGGTATCCGCCACGCAATCGGCGGTGACTTGCATCGTGTAGTGCGGGATCACCTTGCCAGTCATCGCCACCTCGAAATCCACCTGGGTGACTTCGTAGACAATGCATGGCGTGGAGTTGCCGGCGCGGCGCAGTCCCACGGATACGTCGTACCCCGCGGAAGCCATCGTGGTGTAGAGCGTCTGTGCTGCAAGGCTGATGGACACTATTTACCCCCCAGTAATTTCTTGGCTTCCACAAGCACCTCGCGAGCCATTGCGTCCGTGATTCGTCCAATTGCCGATTGTGCCCAAGAGCGTGCCCGACCACTGCCAGGAATGCGTCGCGATCCACCGCGTGGGGCTCGAAAGTTTGGGGAGGTCCACTGTCCCGACGCGTCACGATCCTGCCGCTTCGACCAGGTATTGCCCTTGCCTGGTGACGGGTTCGCGGAGTTCGTGTACTTCTGTGAGCCTTTGCCGCCGTGCCGGTATCCCTGCTCGAGCAAGTGGAACACGCCCTGCCGGCCCCGCGCAGCCTTGCCGCCCTTCTTGCCGTAGCGCACGCCGAGCTGCGCGATCAGTTTGGCTTTCGGTCCAGCGCCGCCACGCTTGATCACGATGCCTACGGCGCTCGCCATTGCCTTCCGGTGGAGGTTCTTGCCGCGATAGGGTCCAGTGCCGACTACGCCGCGAAGTTCCGTCACAAAGGGACGTAGCGCCCTACGGATGCCCGTTCGGCGCGCCTTCTCATTCAGTTCCGCGCTCAGCCGGCCCAGCGCCGCAGCCACCGTCGAGTTGTCGACCTGCAAGTGCATCTGCGTCGCGCCCGAGTTCACAGCCGGCCGTCGGTACGGTCGAGCCATCACGGTCATATCGCGATCGTGTTGCCTCATTGCGTCACCTCAGTCGCAATCACGCGCAGCCGCTTCCTACGCCCACTATCCGGATCCACCACGCTCGAGACGTTGTACGCCGTGCCATTGAGGAGCAGCCGGCTACGCGCATCGAGCATCGGGGACCAGGCCGTCTCAATGTCCAGGTCAGTCCGGATCGACACGCCGAGATCGTCCACCACTTCCCGCTGCGTTGGTTTGATGATTCCGCGCACAGTGCCAACCGTCAACCACGCCAAATCCGCCTGCCCAAGGTCATCGACCGTCTGGGTAGACGTTTGCACGGTGAACACTTCGCGCCAGAATCCACAGCCGGCCATGGATCATCCGATCGATTGTGTGCCGTGCATCCGACGAATAGTCTGGATGAACGGGTGAGGCTCCGGGGTTACGGCGTCATCGCCACGGAATGATTCGATATGCCCGACTTGGAGCCGAATGGCAAGCCATTCTTCGTCCGTGATGTCCTTCAATTCCTTGGCGGTCGCGGCCATCCACGCCGACAACGATGCCGTGAGCGCAGCCGAGATGGCTGGATCGTCCTCGTTGTGCGTGCGCTTCAGCCACGCCCTCACGTCCGCTAGTCCAGGTTGGGTAGTGGGTATCGACATGGCACCTCGCTATTGCGGGGTGAGGTCGAAACCCCACCCCGCAACTGCTTGAGAGGATGATTAGGCGTTAGTGACTTGGCACTGCACGATTGCCTTCGCGCGAGTGAAGTTGCCGTTCATGAACATCGTGCCCTGGAACTTCACCTGGGCAGCTGCTGCCAGGCTCAGATCGTCTCGCATGATCGTCGCGCCAGCCCACTCCCTTGCGCTGTAGCCTTCGTTGTGATTGCCCAGGCTCAGCACTGTGTTCTTTCCGGTGGTCGCAGTAGTGACGTGCGTTGGACCGGTGAACTCACTTACGTACACTGGGAGTCCCATTAGGGTGAAGCCGGCTCCGGCTTGGCCCACGGCATCAGCTGATGGGATAAACACGGGCACTCCATTGATCGTCAAACCGGCGATCTTTGCGTACGCGTCTTGCGACATGAGCCACGATGACGATCCCCAGTAGCTTGCAGGAAGACTCGTGTATCGCATGGCGGTGAGGTTCGCGACAGTGCACGCAGCGGTAATCGCAGCGGCACGATCAGTTCCAGCACTTGTTACGGCTCGGATTGTGCAACCAGTCTGCACAGTGAACAGACCAGTTGGCTGATTAAGCGTAGAACCGTTTGTACCGGTTGAACCACCACCAGAGATTAGGGCCCACTCACCATTGCGTACAAATTGGCGAGTCAAGTTGTCAACCACTTCGGATTCCAAATCGAAATTACTCTGCAAAAGCAGTTGTTTTGACACAGTGGTGAATGGCAAGCACGCTGCCGGAGCCAGGGGAACTTCAGCGAAAACCGGATTGATTTCGGTGCTTGCTTGTGTGCCGACGTCGGAAACGGTCCACGCGTTTGCGATAGCGTCACTGCTAAACAAAGTGTTGAACCGCAGCGTCTGGTAGCCCTGAACGCCGGACTTGTAGTCCACTAGCCCGCGCGCCACAGTTGCCACGTCTGCGTATTTTGCCATGGCGTCGGTGTACAGCTTGGGGATGAGCACCGAGTTGGTCGCAGGGTTTGCGGTGGTCATCGCTGCACGCTGTTCCGGCATACGGCCGCCGCGCAAGTAGCTCAGCCACTGGTCGCGGTATTCCGACGATGAGCGCCACTCTTCGCCAGCGTCGCGGCGGTCCATTGTGCGCTGGATCGGGGTCGCAGCCTCGCGGATGCCATCAGCGGCAGCCATCGCGGCGTTACGGGCCTCGGTGATCTCCTCGATCTGTGCGACGATCTCGGCGCGGGTTTCTGCTTCAGTGCCTTCGACGTTCTGTGCGCGCAGTTCTGCGAGCTTTGCATTCATGGTGCGGATGTTCATTGGCTTGATTACCTTTGTGATGACTGGCGTTTCTTGTGATCTGACGAATGAAGTAGTGGCGTTGTAGGCACCCACTTCGACTAGTGAAATTTCTCTAAGATTGACTGAGTTAAGCGTGCGCTTTTCACCGGCCCACGAATCCCCACCAGGTGGAACTGAAAACCCGAAGGACATTTCGCTGACCACGCCGCGCTTCACGAGGTCAAGCACGTCTGCGTCGCGCTGACTGTCCCCGAGTTGTGCGGTGTATTTCAAACCTTGCGCGTCTGATTCGAGCGTGAGTGTTCCGCTTTTGGTGTTGGCCAGAATCTGCTTTGAATCATGCATGAACCAAAGCGACGCACCGGCTGCGATCGATGCGTCAAACGCACCAGGCGCGATGCGCTCCGTGAATGTGCCCTTCGCACCCATGAGCGGCTTGCTCCATGAGTTGTAAAGAGCGGCGTAACCGGTGATGGTCTTGCCTTCAACGGTCCCGATGGATGCCTGGCGTGTTTCTAGATCACTCATATGGTGGGTCGCCTTCCTCTGCGTCTGCGAGATTCGCAGCGGGTGTGATGCCGGAGATCACCGGCGCGGGATCATCGAGGCCAGTGATGCGCGGCAAGCCGAGCCGCACGCGTGCGTCGTTCGGGCTCAGCACGCCGATACCAACCAGCGCTGCGTACGACTTGCCGGCTGTGCGGAAGTCGCCCTGTGTGATCGGAACGAGATCAGTCTTCATGCGCTCACCTGGTGGAAGAAGCTTGCGCGACAGTTCCGCATCGATGCCGGCGCAGAACGGCGCGAGGCAGTGCGTGACGTACGCCTGTGCGATCTCGGGTTGCGAGCGCCCTTCGCCCTCATAGAGCAGTTGCGGAGGCACGCCAAATGCGCGCGCTACTTCCCCTATACCCATGCGCTTCGCATCCATAAGACGCGAAGCTGCGTCCGCTGCCATCTGCGATGCCTTCATGCCTTCGCCGAAGAACGCCGGGAAGCCAAGTTTGTCTGCGCCGCTGTGTTGCTCTGCCCACTTGGTACGCATCGAATCGCGAGCCGTGGCAGTGAGTGGCCCGGGGTGTTCAATCGCAAGTTTTCCGACAAAACCACTCTTCGCCAACTCCTCGATACATTGATCTAAGATGGCTTGAGTTCCAAGCACCCGAGAGCACTGGTCGATCGGAGACACCCCGAGCCAAGGACTGCGCGGGTCCGTCGAGGCCCGCACATGGATCAGACTTGAGTCATCCACCACCGAATTGTTGACG